ACTATTTCTACGCAGGCCTATCATTAAGGAACCTATCAGAACTATCAGGTTAGAAGCTATGGAAGATGAGGAAAAAAAAACTCAAGAGTGGTTAAAGAATTTCGATGATCCTTTGATCTTAAGTAATGCCCGTTACATAGCTGAATACAACTACCACTTGCCTAATAAACAAAACAACGAGCAAAACGATTTAACCAAATTCCCCGAAATTCCTTACGATGATCCCCTTAGATAGCGACCTTTTAAATTCCCCTGAACGCATCCTCGCGGAATTGGTCAAAACAAAGCAAAGGCAAAATGAATTAAAAAGTTTAGAGGCAGTATTAAAAGACGAACTAGAACAACATCGAAAAGACGGAAAGATTAAAGGTCTTTATAAAGCAAATGGGGTTACAGCTAACAGGCTACAGACAAAGCAGAAATATCAATATTCAGAAGAATTAACAAGACGAGAGGAAGCTTATAAAACAGAAATTGATCAAAGGAAAGAACTAGAAATTTTAGATAACAAAGCAGTGAAACTTGAAACTACTAGTTATTGGAGGATCACCGTTGACAAATAAAGAAAAGATAGAAGCCGCTGAAAAGCGAATTACTGAACTAAAAAAACTTATTAAACATTGGAGGAAAGATGAAAATAATTAGTGTTGATGTTGTTGGTGTACCTGTAGCGCAGGGGAGTTTAAAACGTACTGCCTTTGGCGTTATTCATAGCAATGACAAACAGTTAAAAGCTTGGCGTGATTCAGTTATGTTCGAGCTGATAAACAAAAAACCTAATGATTGGGATGTAGACGCGGCGTTTTCTGTTAGTTGTGAATTTCGCTTTATGCGTCCTAAATCTCACTATTCGACGAAAGGAAACGGAACACTAAGGCCAGCAGCGCCAAAGTATAAAACAACTAAAACAGATGTTGATAAAAATCTAAGGGCAGTTTTTGACAGTATTGAGCAATCAGGATTAGCAAGAAATGATAGCCAGATTATTCACGCTACTTGTAGTAAACGCTATTGCAAAACAGGGGAAAGTCCGGGGGCATCTATCACGCTAAGTAGTCAGCCATGAAACTAAATACAATTTATAATGAATGTTGCTTAAATACATTAAAAAGATTACCTGATAATTCGATTGATCTAACGATTACATCACCGCCTTATAATATGAATCTAAGAATTAGAAATAAACAATATTGTTCTAGGCAAATAATAAAAGAAAGAACAACTAAATATACTGATTTTTCAGATAATCTCCCAATAGAAGAATATAATAGTTTTCATACTAATGTTATTAATGAGTTATTAAGAGTAAGTAATCTAATTTTTTATAATATTCAAATTGTAACAGGTAGCAAAAGATCAGTTTTTAAAATGATTGGCGACTATTCTGATTATTTAAAAGATGTAATTGTATGGGATAAAGGCAAAGCGGAACCCTCTATTTCTGAAGGGGTGCTAAATAGAAGAACAGAGTTGATTTTAGTTTTTGAAAAGGAGAACGCCATTAGTAGGAAATTTAACAGCGCTGTTTTTAACAGGGGAACTTTAGAAGACATTTGGATGATACAAAGTCCTAAATCAGAATTGAAAAATCACAAAGCTATCTTTCCAGAGGAATTAGTTTGTAAGATTCTTTCTAACTTTTCTAATAAAAATGATATTATTTATGATCCTTTTGCAGGAACAGGGACGACTGCCGTTGTTTGTAAAAAGATGAATAGAAACTTTATAGGCAGTGAAATAAATAATAATTATATTGATATAGCAATGCAAAGATTAGAGACCAATAAGCTTCAACCGATCAATGATAACTATAAGAACTATAGACAATCAGTTTTAGATTTAGAAAATAATACTATCCCTAGTCAGCCTTAATATTACTAATTGCTAACGAGACGTAGTAAAGGGTCAACCCCTGTGGTTATAATAAAAGAGTCAGCTCGACCCGTGGAGACACGGCCTATTAAATGACTTCTTCTTCTCTTTCTTCTCTGAACAAAGCACCTCTATTAAAAAGAGCGCGTTCAATGCAAGCAAGATTAAACAGACTTGATAAATTCAATCAGGTTTTATTTGTTGTAACAGCATCAAGCATTTTTACAGCATTTATTTCAAATATGAATCTTTCAGTTCTTTAAATCCACCGCGCCCCCTTAATGGGGGTTTTTAATTCCTTCGCTTTTATAACAATGAAATTAGACAGAGTTCAATCTTTCGACATCAACATTTTAAAAGGTGCTTTATTAACTAACCCAGAAGGTGGAGAATTTTATATAAAAGGTGTTTGCGTAAATTTAGATGAACATAACGTTTTTCTAATTCTTGAAAATGATGAAACTGTTGAATGGTCAGATGTAGAAGATTGGTCTATTCAGTTTCAAGGTCGAATAACTCCTTAACCAACGTCGGGGAGCCTGAAATCGGTACGTCTTAGGACGGCACGTCATAAATCAAGTTCTAGACCCCTTGATGAAAACAGGGCACGTAATTGGCGTGATCCATCCCCCGACATTTAATTGTTACGATTTTGTTAATATGTCTCCATAGGGGTCAACCCTTTACTATGATAGAGAAGTAAACAAAGCGGAGACGCTACCAATGGACCAACTAGACTTCCTTCAAGAGGTTTATACAGACTATTGCACAAAGCATGGTCTTGAACATGTGTCTACTTGTGAGCAAAGTGGTTTAACTCCTGAACAGTGGGAGTGGATAGAAAATTACGATAAGCTTTGGGATTATGTTGTAAATCAAGACTGAGCCGAAAGGCTCTTTTTTTTGCCTAATTTCAATTGTTAATTAATTGTTACTATGTAGACGTAGGGGTCAACCCATGTATATAATTAAAGAGTAGTTAACCGGGGACGGTTCCAATGCAAGTTTCAAAGGCAGTTTGGGCAGAAAACGCAAAAGGCTTCGAGCATTGCGGTAATTGCTTCAAAGCAGTTCTTTTGAATGATGCTGATATGTGGAGGCCTGCAAGACAGGGTATGGCATGGGTTCAAAGAGTTACAACTCCCGCTGATTCTGCTTGTGAAAGGGATGAGAACGGGGTTGAAGTTCCTTGGGTTACAGAATGGCCCATCAATCAGCTTTTAAATTACTAGGGCCGCAAGGCTCTTTTTTTTTGCCTGTTAATATTGTGGGCCAGCTCAACCGCTGCTTTGCTCACTGGGTGATGGGGACGAACACTCCAACTGCTGACCCATACTTAAAATATCTATATATTAATAATACGCAAGCATAGTAAGTCTAATGCGTCGCTTTTTGGATTGGTTAGGTTCAGGCTTTGTTTATCGCAGTCCTACAGATCATGTGGAAGCTTGGAGAAAGAACGCAATGTACATGACAAGCCGTCAACTCAGACAGCTATCAGGTATTAGTGCTCATTACAGCAAGAGCGTAATAATTAGTCGTTATATCAATGATGAAATGTCACATATTAAGTAGAATAAATTTGTTGTTTACCCCCTTTGCAAGTATTAGCAGTTAAGTAAATGGAAGCTATTAAGCCCTTGATTCTTAGAGGAAATCAGGGGTTTTTTCTTGTCTACCGATTACGCCAATTCCTATTACGTCCAGTTCCTTCAAGCGCTGCGATCTTCTGTTCTACCAACGCTACCCGCTTAAATAGGGATCTAACATCCTTGTCTTTCCTGTTAACAATAATGCTAAGGGTGAATAAGAAAATAGAGACTACTGCCCCGATACAAGCCGCTATAACTTCATTCATTTATTAAACCTCTTATCCCACTTCTCATAGATTTCTACTTCTTTTTGAAGACCACTAAAGGTGTTTGCATGAGGGTGTGAAGGATCTGAGCGATTATCTAAATCATATAAAAAATTCATTCTCTCATTTCTTGCGGCGTTCTCTGCCACGGTTAAGTCATGCCACATGCTAAGCCTAGACAATAATCTATAGTTTATTACGATAGAACAGTAAAGCAAAAGCTTATGACTGAACAAGCAACAAAGAAACCAGATGAAAAAAAGAAAAATCCCCTACAAAAACTAAAGGAGGGTTTTGACGATAAAGAAGAACAATTACAGGTACTTTCTACTTTTGTTCGTTTAGGTGTCGTTGTTTGGTCAGGTTTTATATTAACTTTAAACTATGTAGAATTGCCCGGTCTAGGTAAACAAGAAAGGATCGACCCGACTTTCATAGCAAGCGTTTTCACGGGAGCACTTGCCAGTTTTGGTTTGGAGACTGCAAAGAAAAGAGGAGATGGAACTTACAAGGCTGATGAAGAGAAAAAGAAGGCAGAAGCAGCCGCAGGGTTTAGTAATGGAGTGCCTTATACAATCATAAAAGTTGAAACTCCAATTAAACTCGTACCAGACAAGCCAAAGATTGATCCTGTCTCTGGTAAAGAAATTGATCCTCAAAGTGGGAGGTTGACATAATGGGAGAAGATCTTTCGATTGATGCAAGACAAGAAACTCGTATTGTCTGCACTGAAATGAAGCTCAAAAGAGCAGAGGAGAAAATAGGAGATTTAGAAGATAGGGTCAGACTTTTAGAGAAAAGGGTATTCCAAGCTGCCGCAGTTGTTAGTGCTGCTTTGGCATTATTAGGTTTATTAGCACAAATCTCAAAGGCTTATCTATGAAACGTCTCTTACTCCCCTTCTTCCTTCTAGCTGCTAGTCCTTGCTATGCAGACATATCAATAAAGCATGTTGCCAGTACAAGCCTAAAAGTTGATGGTGCGGCAGTACAAGCTATTAGGGTTCCATCTACTTACGCTGTCTCTGGGAACAACATGAAAGTGACTACTGGTGAGCACTTTGGAAAGTTAACAGCAGGCACAGCTACAGCAGCAGCCACATTAGATGTGGGAGTCTACGAGGTTAATACTGCTGGATCTGCGTTCTCATTTTCGGAAAGCTGGCTTCAGGGAGACGCTATCCCTGCGATAGGTTCAGGTGTTGATGTCTCAGCAGGTGTTGTAGCTGACATGCCAGCCTTCGGTAACACTGTCGTAACCTCTGGGGGCGTAGCTGGCAACCTTGCTGGAACAGTAGTTAGCTCTGGAATTGCAACTACAGTAGCGGGAGGTGCTGGCACAGTCGGGACAGCTCAAGTTTCATCAGAAATTACCGTTAAATAGTGCATAAAATATATAAGTTATTATTGCTTATATCCTTTGCTGGTAATAGCGTTTCCGCTGTTCCCGTTGTACCAACCTTCTCAACTGGTACTCTCAATTCACGCCAAGAAACTAAAACTGTAGTCAACGAAACTATCACCTCAGTTGATTACCGTTCAGGGTATGAATACGTTGTCTCTGGTCACAATATTGAACCACTAAATACAAACACTATTTCACCTAAAGCTGTATTAAATACACCTCAAACCGTTGACAACATTACCTTTACATGGACATCGATAGATGTAACACCAGCAAACAAACCCGACTGGG